AATCTAAAAACCTCAATCTTTACATCTCTCATATCTCTTTCAATATGCTGTAAGTGATTGTTTTTTATATCATTAATATCTTTCTTGATTAACTCTATTTCTATATTTAATTCGTTTAAATCTCTCATGCTAGTGGCAACTTAGTTCTTTTAGGGTACATGTTCAACGCCATTGCTACGCATTTTTTATGCTTTGTGCCTTTGTTAGTACAATATTTTATTTCTCTGGAAACTAATTTTTTTCTTTCTGCTTTTCCGTAGCCTTTTGTTTTCATTATTTTGGTCCTATTCCAACTGGTCTACCTTGTATAGCTTCAAGTTTAAGCTCAGCTTCGTTTAAAATTAATTGTTGTTTTTTAAGTTCTAAATCTTGTTGTTTAATGGCAAAGTCTATAGAAGCTGTTTTTTTCTTCATATCCAACTCTTGTTCTTTCAAATTAGCATCAACCTGTGCTGTTTGCGCTTGTACTTGTAGTTTTTGCACTTCAAGTTTAGCTTTTTGCATAGCTAGTTGATCATCCATAGATGGCCCTTGTTGTTTCGGAGGAACAGTTGAAGGATCAGTAATGAATGTATCTGCGTTTTTATAGCCAGATTGCGCTATATACTCGCTGACAGCGTTATAGATGTTTTGTGGGTTTACCAAAGTACCCATGCCACCTTGTTGGACTAAAGTTTGTAATATATTCATGATGCTAGACATGGTTTGCATTTTAGAAGTCTGACTACCTGATCCAACACCTACATTTACAATACAATTTAGCTTTTCTTTCCAACGAGAAACATCAATTGGCACGAATTTACCATTTAAATATGCCATTTTATCTCTGTTTTCGTATCTCTGGACTAGTTGATAGATGCATCTAAACACATCTTTTATGCCTGTTTCGGCAAATATACGAGCAATTAGCTCAATTCTTTGCATAGAAGACTCAGTTGCTGCTGATATTGCCCCTGAAGTTACATGAGAAGTAAGCACATCTGGGTTTAATCCTTGTGTCATTTTAGATACCCCTGATCTTTCTTCTCTTATGCCGTCTAAATACTGTACCATTTGGAACGCATAAGGTTGTATTTGTGGGGTAGGTAAAGCTGTAACCGCTCCTGGCGCTCTCATTCTTACAATTCCGCCTGGTCTTGATGTTAATAAGTCGTCTAACTCTACTTGTCCTGCTAATACTGCGTATCTTGCGTTATTAGTTAGATACATATTGTCTAAAAGATTACGCATAATCGTTGATTTGATCAATTGTATGTCTTTGACTGTGTCGGCAATACTCATGCCGTAAAACTTATGTGGGATCGGTAATGGGCAGATCGTTGAAAACGGCAAATAATCGATAGGCTCGTTATCTAGAATGTAATCACCGCCTTTGGTAATTTTTCTTAGTTCCGCTATCCCATCGTTGTCGTAATCTACTCTCATGTAGCATTCTTCAATCCAAACCTGTCTACTAGCGCCTTCTCCTTCGTCTGGCGGTATAGAATCATCATCATAACTAAACCTAGCGAGTCTTTCTTCGTTGTATTCAGCGTTGTTTTGTGAATAACTAGGTATGTTTTCCACATCTTTTTTAGAATATCCTTCTAAAATCAGATCGGATACTGATTTTTTTACTCTATGACAGATAAAACTAGCAGATTCTATGTCTGTTGCTCTTCTTGAGATTAAAAATTCTTCTGGAGGTACTGAAATGACCTTAACTTGACCATTTTTTTTAGTTCTTTTAACTTTAACATCGTGTTCTGCCATTCTAGGCGACACTATTTGTCCATTTTGTACTACAGATTCTTGTTTAACAACCTCTGTATGCTCTAAAACCTCTAATTCATCGTTTGCCAGTATAGATTGGAACTCAATATCCGTTAAATTAGCATAATTTTCTGTGCTGACCTCTTCTGATTCTTCCCAATAATGCTTTATAATGCCTGTTTTTGATATTAAAGCGTCTTTAAAGGCATCATATAGCACCTTAAAGCCGTTATTTTGCTTGTTAAAGACATAATTAACATAATCAGTAGCTTGTTGTGCCATTTGTACATCTTCAGGACCTTCTGGCTCAAATTCTGCAACATTGTTATGCGTAGTAAAGATACGCATTAAACTTGGCATTATGTATTCGACTGTGTCTCGTACATCGGTAGTAACAATCTCTGATCGACCATCTATTTCATTGCCGAAAGGCTCACCTAGATAATATTTCATTGAATCTTCTCTTTGGTGAGATAATTCGCTGTTCATATGTCCGCTAGATGCTTGAATTTCTGATGATAACCTGGATACAAGGTCTTCTTTTGTCATTTTTTTAGTTTTTGCCATTTATTTCCTCAAACAATGGCTACATCAGGACCTAATCTGCCCTTACTGTTCCATTTTGATGTTTCTACTGTTGAATGTCTTAGACTTAACGCTGCATATCGTGTTGCAGACATTAAATCATCTTTAAGTTTGACTAATTTGCCATCTTTACGATGATACATCCTGTATTCTTCAAACCAATCATACATTGTGTTAAATACTTTAAATTTCCCATGTTCCATGCGTGTTAACATGTCCATTAACCCTGCTTCTACAGAGTTTCCGCCTTTTTTTTCTCCTAAAGCTGGAGGATTTTCAAAATGAAAAGGAGTCATATTGACATGAGCCGTTCTGTATTGTTCTGCTAGGGTTATACCAGAGCCTTTATCGTGTTGATATCCATCGTGTGGCCATATAACAGGGATATAGTTGCTACCTTCTCTTTGATTGATGTGTGATGCGTGATAATCAGGTGTTTGTTTGCTCATTCTATAGCAGTCATACACATAGACTATGTCCTCATCAACATCCCAAGCCAACCATACTACGGCAGTAGGGTGGTCATATCCAAAGTCTAGCCCAGCAATTCTAGGGAAATGCTGTGGTATACTAAAAGGTTCACAAGCTAGACTCTCCTCTGAGATAGGGAAAACAAGTCCACTACCTATCATAGGAATTCCTTTTGACCTCATGTCACGCTCATGGGGCGGCAAAGCTTCTAATATCTGAGTTTTCATATCCTCAGTTAAATGCTCTGCATCCTCCCAATCTGCTGTTATAAGCGATTGTCCTGGTCTCAAATCCGATGTAAAGTTCTGTACTACCTCAGTCATGCCTGATTCAGGGGTAAAAGTCAGGTAAACCTGTCCTCTCCTGTCCAAAGTACGAGTAATACATTGTGAATATATCTCTCTGGGTGGTTCTTCATCTAGCCATACTAGATCAATACTCTCCCCCATAAATTTTTCTGCCCCTTGTTCGTAGGCTTTAAAGGCAACCCTAGACCATCCTCCAGAGTTATGTTTAACAAGCACCGATGAATGAGCGTTAGGAACACCAGGTTTTCTTGTTGTTTCGCCAATGAGATGTCTGGGAATACTTCCCTTCCCTTTATCTCTAGGATTGTCAGGTTGCCCAAATAGTTCTTTTTGACAGATATCTCGTGTGGTCTCGTTAGAAGCCCCACAGACCCAAGCCCTTATAGGCTCTTCAAATCTTCTCCCTTTCCACCATTTTGGGTACAGTCCAGTCAAATGCGCTGCCATCTCCATAGCGCCCACATAAGACTTACCGACCCTGTTAGCCGCCATTAGAAGCCTTTGGTTAGTATCTAACCCAGCTTCATGAAATCTCTTCTGGAAAGGATAAGGCTCGTAGTAATTGAGTTTATACTCTTGTTGCCTTTTCTTTAGGGTATTGAGGATTTCCTCAACTCTTTTGTTATCTTGCATAATGGGAAGTGTTGAAATCTATTACATAATCTTGGAGGACTAATGGTGGTAAATCCCAACACTATAATTCATTTTATTTTAAAGGCTATTATCCACCTCTAATTTTATATTATTTTTTTTACAATTGTCAACAAAAACTCGCAACCAGATTCAGATTGTATCTAATGGTTTTTTTTATGACTTGGCTTTGCTAGGTATATTAGTGGGGGCTAATAGACTTAATATTTCCCTCCATAGTATGAATGGGTATACACCTATATACATGCGTGGGCTTTGGGGGTCATGATATCTTGGCATGATGTATCTATTTTTTATGATATTTTAAGAGCCTTACGCCTTCATGATAAAGATATTATTAATTATATGATCTTCACTAGCCAGAATAATTAATAATGTTTATATGATAGTCATTATAGATTCATATAGCCCCTTAGATAATAATATAATAAATAATTATATAAGCATGTTAGAAGGTACGGCTTATCTTCTTTTAACATTACTTAATCATTAGATACAATATATATAATTATGCTATAAGCTTTATATTCATAGGTTCTTATTGTCTCCCCTAGTGTATAAGCCATTTAATGTTTAATTCTTAGGCGGATTTTTTAATTAGATATCTATAATAAAAAACCCCTATCAAGTGAATGATAGAGGTTCTTTTTGTTATTGTTTGTAGTTATCCGAGATAGATAATTACTAGGCATATCGAAGTCAATATTATGAATATAATGTTAACTTCTCTTTCTTTAATTATCATGTTTTGGTTCTCCAGCAAATGGCATTAATACAACTGTATATGATATCTTTTTGTTTTTCTCTTTTTCTGCAAAATCTTTAGCTATCAAATTAGCTAGATTTACATCATTATATGAAGTTCTTCCTTGAACATCGATAAAACTTGATCCATCATTCCATACTTGTTTTTTTATAATTGCAAATGTTCTCATTTTTATTGTCTCCTTTAGTGTTTAATGTAAGTTATGTTTTTTATTTTACTATCCCAACAAGCACGACAATTTTTGCATTGATTGTCTTGTAAGTTTGATGGGCAAATAAAATCTGATTTTCTAGCATATAAATTATTGGTTATTACTGTAGAAGTATTTGAATAATTTTTAGGCGGTTTCCCATTAACCATTGCTCCTGAAACTCTTATTATTAAATTTCCTGGAACGCTGCTTTTTTTTATAGCCTTAATTATTTTAAGTTCTCTAGTAGGTAACCAATGTAATATTGTTGGAGTTAACTCACAAACATTAATGATCTTTTTAAGATGTTCAATGCTTTGAATGTCTCCGCTATCATGCCATCTAAAATAGTTTCCGTTTCTTTGTGCTTGTGCGTTAATTAGTTTAACCAT